CCAACTACTGTACTTGGCGAAAGTTTTAGTATTAGTGCTAGTACAGTTGGCTCGTCAGTAATGCCTTCTGCAACAACTATTACATTGACTGGTACTACTGCAGCGTCCATGGTAGAAGATATTCTTGCTGCTAACTTAACTAATGTTAGTGCATCTGTTACTGCAACAGGTGAAGTTACTATTTCTCATACTGCAGGCGGTGTTATTTTATTGTCAGAAGTAAGTGGTACTCCTCTTGCAGATGTTGGCATTACTGGTAGTAGCGATTATGCTAGAGAAGATGCAGACGGTGATCTTATTATTAGTAACTGGGGAGTCACTGATATAACAATTAGTGCAAATGCTCCTGGCATTGATCCAGTGAATAAACAAAAATGGTATTGGGGCGAAACCGGTGAAGCAGATATCATGATCCATGATGGAACCACCTGGAAAGGTTACAAAAACGTAACCAGTGATGCAAGAGGGTTTAACCTGAGCAATACTGATCCCAATGGACCAATTTTTAGTGCAACAGAACCAACACAACAAAGCGACAAATCAGCATTAGCATATGGGGATCTTTGGGTAGACACAACCGATTTAGAAAACTATCCTAAGCTCTATAGATATGAACTAGTTGCGCTAGTTGATCAATGGGTTGAAATTAGCACAGAAGATCAAACAACCGAAAACGGTATTCTGTTTGCTGATGCAAGATTTATGGGAGATAGTACTACAGATGTAAACTCTGGTACAATACCTAGTATAAAATCATTGTTAACTAATGATTATTTAGATCTTGATGCACCATCTGCAACTTTATACCCAAGAGGAATGTTACTAGTTAATACAAGACGAAGTAACTTTAATGTTAAAGAGTATCGTGTTGATTACTTTAATGCCATTGATTACGCCGACGAAACATTGCCAACTGAAAAAAATACATGGGTATCAATCAGTGGGTCAAGAGAAAACGGTCATGCGTTTTTTGGACGTAAAGCACAACGCAATGTTATTGCTAAAGCTATGAAAGCAGCAATTGATGGTAATACATCTATACGTGAAGAGCAGCGTCAGTTTAATCTAATTGCTGCACCGGGATATCCGGAACTAATATCAAACATGGTTCAGTTAAATAACGATAGAAAACAAACTGCATTTGTAGTTGGCGATAGTCCTATGCGTGTAGCAAGCGAAGGCACTGAATTATTAAATTGGTTAACAAACGCAGACCTCAACGGTGCCGACGGTGAAAGTTCACTAGTAACAACAGATCCTTATGTAGGAGTTTGGTATCCGTCAGTTCTAGGGTCTGACCTAAGTGGAAATAGCGTTGCTATGCCAAGTAGTTATGCTGTTATGCGTATGATGATTCGTAGCGATCAAGTTAGCTATCCATGGTTTGCGCCAGCCGGTACACGTCGTGGTACAATAGATAATGCAACAAGATTAGGTTATCTAGGTAATAACAGTGAGTTCGTGTCAATTGGTGTGCGTGAAGGTGTAAGAGATACACTTTACGAAAATCGAGTTAACCCTCTGGTACAAACTGCACAAACTGGTATCGTTGCGTTTGGACAAAAAACTAGAGCCGCTGCACCTAGTGCCTTAGATAGAGTCAATGTTGCTAGACTTACTGCATTTATAAGATTGCAACTTGATACAATAGTGCGCCCGTTCTTGTTTGAACCAAACGATAAAATTACAAGAGACGAAGTAAAAGGTGTCATTGATAGCTTCTTAAATGATCTAGTAGCAAAACGTGCATTGTATGATTATTTGGCAGTTTGTGATGATTCAAACAACACACCAGCAAGAATTGATCGAAATGAACTGTATGTAGATATTGCTATTGAACCAGTCAAAGCAGTTGAGTTTATTTACATTCCGGTTAGAATTCAAAATACCGGATCTATTTCAAGCTAAAAGATATACCAATAGTAAGTTAAAACCCCTTAATGAGGGGTTTTTTCTTGACTTTTTTATAAAAACTATCAAAGAACAAGGATGAAATTGTCTTCAAGAAATAGATAAATACTGTTATAAAAAGTTTTAGGAGAAATTTAAATGGCAGTCGCAAGTTTGAATAGATTTACCGTTCCTGTTGCAACAGATCAAAGCGCAAGCACACAGGGGCTATTAATGCCAAAGTTACAGTATCGTTTTAGAGTACTGTTTGAAAACTTTGGTGTAAGCAAACCAACAACCGAATTAACTAAACAAGTTATTGATATTTCAAGACCACAAGTTGATTTTGACGACATTACATTGGATGTGTACAACAGTAAAGTAAGACTTGCTGGACGTCACACATGGCAAGACGTTACAGTCAATATTCGCGATGACGCAGCAGGAAATGTTAGTAGACTTGTTGGCGAACAACTACAAAGACAGTTTGACTTTTTTGAACAAGCTAGTGCAGCAAGTGGCATGGACTATAAGTTTAAAACCAAATTTGAAATGCTCGACGGCGGCAATGGTACATCTGAGCCAGGTATTTTAGAAACTTGGGAACTGTATGGATGTTTTGTTCAGAATGTAAACTACAATCAACTAGCATATAACACTAGTGAACCTGCAACTATTAGTATGACATTAAGATTTGATAATGCTTTACAAAAGCCAGATGACAGTGGCGTAGGTGCTCAGGTAACTAGAACAGTAGGTGTTAACTCAACAGGTAGTTAACGAAAGACATAAATGGCCGATCTCAATAGTCCAAATAATCTAGGCTTTGCTCTTCGCGACTACCATCATGCAGCAAAGACCTTTACACAAGAACCCGGTTATACAAAAACACCGTATACCGGGTTCAATTTTCACGTTAGCCTTTCTTTCAACAACTTGCTTGGAAGGTTTCGCGGCATCGAGACTAAAGATATTAGTGTTTTAGTAAAATCAACAGATCTTCCTGAAACCCAATTTGAAACAGAAACACTTAACCAATATAATAGAAAACGTATTATAAACAAACGTGTTGTTTACCAACCTATTAAATTAGAATTCCATGATGATATTGCTAACAATATCAGAAATATGTGGATTGCGTATAATCAACATTACAATGCCGATAGCAACCATTCAATTAATAGTACCTGGAACATTGATGATGTTTATGCAAATTACAGCTTAAATAGACGATATGGCCTTGATAATGGTAACAGCTTGCCTTTCATTAATAAGATTGAAATATTCAGCATGGGCAACGGCGAATACAGCAAAATGCTATTAGTAAACCCAATGATTAATAGTGCACAATTTAGTGATCATGAATACAGTGATGCAGCAAAAACAATGTCAATGTCGTTGACAATTGAATATGAAAATGTAATTTACAGCGCAGGCACAAATAATCAAATATCAGATTTTGGAAAAAATAATCTAGAAAATTATGATCAAAACAAAAGCTTGCTTGAAGAAACAAATTTAAATGCAAGAATGAGTAATGTATCTATTAGGCAAAGTGCAGACAATCAAGCTATTGTAGAGGATACTTTAATAGATTCTGATAACTTGGCAATTCGAGCACTTAATGTGCCTGACATAGATCTAGTTTCAGGAAATGTTTCTAAAATTAATTCAAACAACAGTTCTACAGTAGAACAATATGAACAAAGTAAAAGCATTACAGTAGTCCAATCTTCCCAGAACAACCAATTTAGTTTTCCAAATTCAAATGTGTCAGTTACTGAAAATATTAATCAATTTGTTCAATCTGCTCAATCTCGACCAGGATCTGCAGAAGAAATTTTAGCCAACACAACACCTACTATTACTAATAGTAGTAGCATTTCTAGTAACGGAGCAAATATTAGTAGCAACAATTCATCTAATAATGTTAACTCAAGCTTTGGTCAAGGCTCGGTGAACGTACCGACAGCACTTACCTCAGCAGAAACAGATACAGCCGAAATTATTATTAATCCTATAATTCCAAACAATTTAACTACAGCAGAACAACATCTATTTGTTAGTTCATATCCTCCTTTGTCTAGTACTAACGTAAGAGCAACTAAACCTCCATATGTGTAAAAGGACTGCCAATGACAACTAATCTTCCTCAGTTACCGAATAATAATCAAAATCAAGAAGAATATTTTGGAAACTTTTATAATACTCAGTCTCCGGTAAGCGCCGATCAATATGATGCAGTATACACATTTTTCTTGTCAAGATCAAACAATAACAAAGAAGCAGCAAAAAGTTTAACAACCAGTTTGCTTCAAGTTACCTATCAAAACGGTATTGACCCAATGGTTGTACTTGGTGATTTTAAAAAATACAATCAAAACGAAAGTTTTAAGACAGCACTAATAGGTTTGTTTAATAGTACCAGACGTAACACTAGTAAAATAGGCTTTTCAGCCAAGACAGTTCCATCGCAAAATGTGATGCGGAACATAAGAAGTTAGTATGGCAAGAAAATTTGCTCAAGGAAAGTTCACTCCTCTAAATCCAGACAAGTATGCAGGAAACAAAACACCAACATATCGTAGCGGTTGGGAATTAACGTTTATGCAGTTCTGCGATAACCATCCAAGTGTTGTACAGTGGGCAAGTGAAGCAGTAACTATACCTTATAAAAATCCACTTACCGGAAAAAATACAATTTATGTTCCGGACTTTTTTATAGTATACCAAGACAAGCGTGGCAAACGTAGAGCAGAATTAATTGAAGTTAAACCGATAAAACAAACCACAATGGAAAACGCCAAGAGCCTAAGAGACAAGGCAGCAGTAGCAGTAAACTATGCTAAATGGGAAGCTGCTAATGCTTGGTGCAAACGGCAAGGTATAATTTTTCGAGTGGTAACCGAGAATGATATATACCATAGTGGAGGAAGAAAAAAATGACCAAAAAATTAGAACAACTATTTGACCTTGATGAACAACCAACCGAGGAAGAATTTGTTGAAGGCGTTAAAGTACTCGACGAAATTGAACAACAACTTCCGGCATTGCAAAGTATTACTGACCTAAGCACAAGCGATCAAGAAATGGATGATTTAGCAGTTAAAGCTGTAAAACACTATGACGACTTAATGGATTTAGGAATGAATGTAGAACCGAGATTTAGTGCTCCAATTTTTGATGCAGCAAGCAAATTACTAGGGCACGCTATCACTGCTAAAACAAGCAAAATTGATAAGAAGCTAAAAGCACTGGATTTAGATATAAAGCGTAGACGTTTAGAAATGCAAGAAAAGCAAGCTAATTTAGACGATCCTGATTCAGGGGAAGGTAGTGCAAGAGAACTTGATAGGAATGCATTGCTGGAAATGTTAAGAAACAATAACAATAATGACTAAGCATTAAACTGGTAAATAGTCGTATAGAGGTGGTTAATATGAAAAGTTTTGAAGAATTTCTAATAGAAAGTAGTAAAGTATATGAGTTTCGGGTAAAAGTAGCCGGCGAGCTAACTAGCGATCATATGCTTAGAATTGAGAATAGCATGGAAAGATTTGGATTAGGTAGTATTAGTAAACCTAAAAAAACTCCAATTCAGAAACAGCCATCCGGCTTCGGAGAAAGAGTAAGCAATAGTGAGGTTAGTATATTAGAAATTTCTACTGATTATCCAGCTACTCCGCAGCAAGTTGCAGCAATTATGCAAGATATTACAAAATTTGCTGAAAGCCATATTGTTGTGGTTAATAAAAACGACCCCGAAGAAATAGCAAGAGAAGTATCTGCAAGCACTAAAGAAGAAGAGTACAAATCAGTGTTGGCCAATGATTACGATGATGAAAAATTAGATGCTAGCTTTGGCAATGAATACAATAGTAGTTTTCTCAAAGAATTAGAAACTAGAAAATACGAATTTGAATCTGACAATAAAACCAAAGCTAAAACAACAAACGAGTTGGAGATTGGTACAAAAAGTCCAATTACAGGCAAATAAAATGTCAGAAAAATCTAGTCTAGATTACTTGGGTAATGTGTCTGGGAACTTTAAACAGCCTAATAATGTTCATACTATTAAAGAGTCTGAGTTAATGATTGCTGTACCTAAGATTAATCAAGATAATAATATAAGTCTAAGAATTAAATTAGACTAACGAGATAAATACACTAGTATAATTTTAGGAATTTTTAGTTGCACTTGGCACTATTTCTAAATAAAGTTAAAGGAACTTAATATTATGGATATGAAAAAAATGTTAGCTGCCCTTGACGGTGTTGAAAGTGCCCAAGGTACAG